GCGCCTGGCGTGCCATTGATGGGCAAGGGCACAGCATTGACTGAAAGCCAGGGAAATGCCACTGCGTATGGTTTGAGGATGAAAGAAGCTAATTCTATTTTGACTCCTTTGGAAAAAATGGGTTCTAAAAATACTGGCTTAGTAAGTGGTGTTGTTGGCAGCACATTAGGGTTAACGCCTTTTATTGGCGAAAAACTTGAAGGTATGACTGGTTCTGTTTTTAACGCATTGCCACAAATTCTGGGCGGATTAAGTCCAGAACAACAAAAAGTTGCACAAGCCAGAATAAATTTTATTACGGCTGTTTTGCGTAAAGAATCTGGAGCTGCAATTGGCGCAAATGAATTTATTACTGCTGAAAAAAATTATTTTCCTAAACCAGGTGATGATGCTAGTGTAATTAAACAAAAACAAACGGCTAGAGATCTTGCAATTAAATCAATGGAAATTCAAGCCGGGCCAGGCGCTAAAAACATTCAAAAATTTCAGCCAAGTGGCGGCACTCCAGGTACAAATGCAAATGATCCATTAGGTCTTGGATTTGGAGGTTAATCAATGGCCACGCTAGTTGAATTTCGCGCTCAATATCCTCAATATGATTCAGTGCCAGATCTTGCTCTGGCTGATTCTTTGCATGAAAAATTTTATGCAAAGATTCCTAAAATGGACTTTTATAAGACCATTGGTCTTAGTCCAGAGGTAATGATCCCAGACAACCAAAACATGATTACTTTGCCAAAGGCAGAAGTGCCTTTGCGTGATCGTATTTTGGGTATTGCTGAAGCCCCAGTTCTTGCCGCGGGCAAAATTGCTAGTGCAATTATTGGCCCGGTTGTAGGCATGTTTGGTGAAGCCTATGGTGGATATGGAACCCCACAAGGCAAAGAAATGGGCAAAGCCGCAAGAAGCGTTGTGGGAGTTTCGCCCATAACTCAAACTGGCGCAGATATTGTGGAAGCTGGCGGCAAATTTTTGGGGTCAATTCCACCTACCCCATTGACCAGCGCAGGGACGGCTTTAAGTACCTTGGCCCCGACAGCTCTTAATCAGCTTGGCGCAATTGTTCGCCCTGCTATCACCCAGGCAACCGCACCAGTTAAAAATGTTTTGGCCAATGTGATGACCCGCGAACAGCCTAGCATGGTTGGCATGGGCGCGGCTAGCACTGCTGAAGATTTAATGCGCCAGCAACGCTTAGAACAATTTGGCATTCGCTCAACACTTGGTGAACGCACTAAAAACTTGCCTCAACAACAATTTGAATCAGAAGTTCAACGCGGTGTTATTACTGGAATTTCTGAAGATGCCAAAACAAAATTGGCTGAACAAATGAAACTTTTTGAAGCTGGAAAACAAAAAGACATTATTGGAAATTTTGAACGTATGACTGCAGAAGTTGGTTCAACTGCAGATCGTGGTGAAATTCGCAAAACTGGCAGAATTGTTGACAAAGCCTTAAATAATCAATACACCAAAGCATTTGATGCTTATAAAGCCAAATACAAATTGGCAGATGATTCTGGCGAAACTTTAGAACAAGTTCCATATCAAAGTTTGCTTGATTACATTGGGACAAAAAGCACCACACGCCGTGAAAAATTAGATCCAATATTGAATGATGTGGCTGAATTGTTGGCCATGAATGATCCACAAAAAACTGGAACCATTTCAATTCGCAATTTAGAAGACATTTACCAAGTAGTTGGCACGGCTAAAGATTCGCCAAGTGCCAAACCAATGAAAGATTTGATTACTCAAATTGGTGATGGCGCTGGTGGCAAGTTGTATCAAGAAGCTCGCCAAGCCAGAACGCAATTGGCAAAACAATTTGAAGATGTTTCAAGAGTTGACAAACTGCTTGGCACAAAAGCTGGATATAAAGATCGAAGAATTGCGCTTGATGATGTTTACAACCATGTTGTGGTTGATGGTTCATTGGAGGAAATGAGAACTGTTACATCATTGTTAAAGAAAACACCAGAAGGCAGAGAGGCTTACAAAGAATTGCAAGGACAAACTTTGCAACGAATGAAAGATTTGCTGCTTAAAAAAGGCGATGAAAAAGACAGTCTTCGCGCTTTAGAAAGATTCAGTAATTTTGTTACTGAACTTGATAGAGAAGAAAAACTTGCTTATATGTATGGCAAAGTTGGCCGCAATGAAATAATGGATTTGCGTAATGCAATTAAAGATGTCATGGTTAAAGAGCCTGGCGCCGTTAATTTCAGCAATACCTCTGGTGCTGTTTTGCGTGGCTTAGAGGCTTTGCAGTCATTGCGAATTCCTGGCGCTAAACCGGCTGCTGAATTGGCTCGCACCATGGAAGTCAAAGCTAAAGTTAAAAAGGCACTAGAGCAACCAAACCAATTGGCCCCAGCACAAACCATACAAAACAACTTAGCCCCATGATGGACTACCAAGTACTTTTCAACATTGCCGTGGCCATTGCAGGGTTCTTCGGCGGGTGGACGCTCAACCGCATCTACATCGCCATCGACCGGCTGGATGGCGACGTGCGGGCCATGCCGCATAACTACGTCAGCCGCGACGACTACAAGGCCGACATCCGCGACATCCGCGAGATGCTGGGCAAGATTTTCGACAAGCTCGACAACAAGGCTGACAAATGAAATGGACCCCATCACGGCTTTTGCCCTGTGCAAAAGCGCCTACGAAGGCATAAAGGGATGCATATCGGTTTACCAAGACCTGAAGAAGACGGGCAACGACCTGTCCAAAATCACCAGCGAAGTCGGCGGCGCCTTGTCCAGTTTCTTCAAAGGCCATGCCGAGTTGGAAGCCAGCCATGAGAAAGCGCAAGTTCAACGTGAAGAAGGAGTCAAAGACGACCTGGCCACACAGGCCATAGACAATGTAATGTATCTGCGCCAGACCAAGCAGTTCTACGCCGATTTGGAGAAAATGGTGCGCTGGGAGATGGGAATGCCCGATCTCTGGCACGACATTGTGGAAGAATACCAGCGCTTGCTGGATCAAAAATCGGAACAAGCGGCGCGTGAATTGCACGAAAAACGGGTAAAGGCATGGCGGCGACAAAGATTAAAAAATCAAATAGCGGACAGAGCATTGGAAACGGTGCTGGTTCTTTTCGTGGCCGCTTACCTGATCTGCCTAATGTGGATAATCAGTCTTCATCATCGGGGCCGCTTGGCTACGTTTTTGTCCTGATACTATTTGTAATTGTGTTTGCGTTGCTGATGCCTGTCATCGGCCTGATGTACGTGGACACTATGGTGGTGAAGCGAGAGGCCAAGGCCCAGATGGAAAAGACCGAAAAACTGCGCAAGCAAATTGAAGAGGAAAGAAAAAATGCTAACCCTATTCTCCAGCCTAATCAGTTTCCTGATGGGCGGCCTGCCAAAAATCCTTGACTTCATTCAAGACCGTGCAGATAAGAAGCATGAGCTGGCGCTGGCCGCCATGCAAACCGAGCGTGAATTGACATTGAAAAAAGCTGGCTTAGAAGCGCAAGAGCGCATCGAGCACATCCAGACCGAGCAGATTCAGATCAACGCCGAAGTCACCAATAACCAGACGGCCATGCAGGAGCGCCAGGCGCTTTACGCGCACGATGTGGCGCTGGGCCAGGGGGCAAGTACTTGGGTGATCAACATGCGCGCTGCAACCCGCTCAGTGATTACCTACGGCATGTTCATCATGTTCATGTTCGTTGAGGTCTTTGGCTTTTATTACGCCTGGCACACAGACGTGGCGTTTACAGTAGCGCTTGACCAACTGTGGGACGATGAAACTCAGATCATCTGGTCTTGCATTGTGTCGTTTTGGTTTGGCGGCCAAGCATTCAAATCAAAATGAACGTCAGCGCCAAGGCTGTTGAGATGATCCAGCACCATGAGGGCATCAGGTACAAGGCGTACCGGTGCCCAGCAAAACTTTGGACAGTAGGAGTCGGACATGTACTTTACCCAGATCAAGCAAAGCTACCAATCGATCAAAGAGATGCTTACCCGCTTCGCCCAGAAGACAATCGCACGTTTTCAAAAGACGAAATAGATGGAATTCTCAGAAGCGATCTCCAGCGCTTTGAGCGCGGTGTGCAGCAACTTATCCCTGTCGCCCTTACCCAAGGCCAATTCGACGCTTGCGTCAGTTTTGCTTTCAATGTTGGTCTGGGAACGCTACAGCGCAGCACCTTCCGTCAGAAGGTTATTCGCGGGGAAAAAGACGCGGCCGTAGCGTCGCTGTTGCAGTACTGCAAAGCCGGCGGCAAGGTGCTCAAAGGACTTGAGAACCGCCGCAAAGACGAAGCCGCGCTATTCTTGCATCCATAACAGTATCTGAACAAATAGCCAACCCACCACAATGGAGATGGCAGCGCCCAGGCACAAGATTAAAAACAATCCGATCACATTACACCCCTCATCTCCCAGCCTGCCAGGAAATAATTCCAACGTCCTTGCATAGCGGGGTTGGTGTACTTGTCGCCGGTCATGGCCAAGTCAGCCTCTGTGTAGCCCTTAGAGGACATTAGGGCGTGAAATACTTTACGTGCTTTCATGTGTTCTCCTTTGGTGGCATTTCTGGGCAAGGCATCCAATACAGTGGTTGGTGATATACGGTGTTTCCATTAGACGCTAACCACTGAAAAACACCCGGCTTTGATGGATGTTCATATAAGGTTGCTGTATGCGGAACAGATTGATCTGCCCACGCAACAATGCAGCGTTGCTTATGTTCTGGCAGTTGATCTGCGCTTTTAATCCATTTCATTTTTCTTCTCCAGTTCTTTCCATGCTTCTTCTTCGGCGTCATCAATTTGTTTCTTGCGCCAGCCAGAGCGCTTCTGGCACTCTTGCTTGCAATCGTGCAAGCAAAGCTGCGCGTGCGGGTATGTGCAATCCTGTGGGTCTTTCATTTAATCAACTCCCGGTATGCGTTGATGGCGGTTTTCAAATCGTTTTGCAACTGCTGGATGCGGTCGTCTTGCTCTTGCATCTTGGCGTAGGCTTCCATAGCGAACTTGGCCAAGTTCTCTTGACTCCACGTATCAAATGCTGGCATTGCGTTGCTCCTTCAAACTTTTGGAAAGCTGCTGGCGCAGCCACACAATGCCGCCCAAGCGCTTCCACTCGGCGTAATGCGCCGGGATCAACCGGGCGCTGACTGTGATGGCAACGCTGGTCATTTCTGATTTTGGTCTGGGCATTGTCCCTCCTTGAGTTCGGTTTCTATGGCGTCGTTTACTTGATCTGCGCCCAAGCCAGCAATCATTATGCTTATGGCTTGTCTTCGCTTTATTGCGCCGCATTTTTCGCATTCAGATATTTGATGAAGTGAACCTTCATAGTCTTCAATAGCACGACTCCACCTGCCCCAGTTGTGCCAACAAAATTTAAGCATGGCTCACCTCACTCGCCGCAAGGGCTCAATCACCTTCTCAGGTGGGGGCGGGGGCAAGCCCGCGCTGGGTGCAGTCCAGCCCTGCTTGCGCCAAGTCGCTTGCACGTCGGACCCTCGGCTGGGTTTGAATTTGGCGTTTGTCACTAAAAGACTTGGCATCACAATTTTGGTGCCTGGGGGTGGTGTCCAATCGCTCATGGTCGTCTTGCCTCCTTAGTTAAGGTGTTGGCATTCTAGCGTACTGCTAGAAGGGTATCTCATCCCATGTCCAGTGTTCACAATCAACCGGGCCATGCAACCATTCAGTCGGTGGCTGGGCATTAAATTTTTCGCATTTATTGCCAGATTTCAAGTGCTCACAGCCCAAGCAGGTGACCTGGATAGATTCAATATCCTTAAGTTGCCGTTTCAAATGTGTTTTGATGGCGTTCAATTCAATCAAATTCATATTCTTTTACCTCTGTAAATTTGCCGTTCTTACGAGTTGCAATGCGGCGGGGTTTTCGCAAATAGTCTGGTTGTTCACC